TTCATTACCATCAAAGTCATGGTACGTAATTTTTTTGGTATACATAATGTTTCTCCTTCTTATTTTTTACGGGGGGGGGGCCGTTAAGACCCCTCCCATTTTGAATTTTGGATTAATCTCCGGTGACAGGGGTGGCAGCGGTGATAACATCCGAGGGCGAGGGCATAGGATCACTAGTGTCGTCAACCAATGCCGTGATGGCTGCTCGAATATTAGTAGCGATGGTATCGGTTGCAGCCAACGTTTCATCTACTACAAGATATGCAACGGAATACGTTTTTCCACCGTTTGTGTATTCTTCGGGAATCGTAGTGATATCCCAGGAGAAAGAAATGGGTTCCGGACTATCGTTTACGGTTTCGTATGCTCTGTCAGATACACCGGCAGTAGCATTCCAAATGAAATGATGTTTATAGCGATCAATTCCATTTTCATTGCTGACTTTTGTTCTGTAATAAAGACCGAACTTTTTACGAGGTTGCTGACCGATAAGCATACCGGCTGTGGGAGTAGCAAACCCGTCGCACTGACGGAATTCCGCAGGGCAAGAATAAGCCTCAATAGATGCTTCAAATTCTTCAACGGATGTCAAGCTCAAATATTTAATATTATCTGCATAGATATCGTTGGGTTCTGCACCAGTGGGATTCTCAGAAATAGATGCGACACCTTCCCAAGCAACCGCGTTTCCGCCATTTGCAAACAGGGTTACGTGATCAATACCGGTTTCATATTTTCTGGTACCGGATTCATGCCATTGTAATTTACTCATGATTTAATCACCCCTTTCTTAAGTTTTTTGACCAGTGGTTACGAGCTTATAAATCTCGCCAGGGAACAAAATTTGAGGATCGGTATTTGTGTCGCCGATGATATACTTCTCCATATTTGCCCAATAGGTGGCTCGTTGTGCTTCTGCGGCTGCCAAATCTTTATAGCATACGCTAACCGTACATACGTTATTGTATGTTGCGGCTACCCCAGTGATAGCTGCCTCAGTATCGCTAAGAGGCGTGCAATTGAATTCCCAGCTCAAAGTAGCCGCTTCCGGACTATCGTTAACGGTGGAATAGTCTTTGCTTGCAGGAGATGCTTTGCAATTATAAACAAAATGCCATTTTTCATTCATAACGCCCTTTGCGTCACCGTCAACAGTACCAACTCTCGTCTTATAAGCAAGACAGAACTTTTTACGAACCTGCTGACCAATTTTCGCCAAAGAGGAGCCGAAAGCTGCAAGACCATCGCATTCATCAAACTCTTTAGGACTGGAATACGCTTCGATGGTACCATTGAAAGTTTCATTTGCAATCAGGTTCAAATATTTAATATCGTCAGCATACAACGGATTAGCATCGGCTCCCTGGGGAGATTCCGTAATCGACATTACACCGTTCCATGCTTTGCCAACCGCATAACCATGAGTGCCAGAAGTCGAAGACGTTCCATCATAAACATACAGAACGACTTGCTCGATGCCATTCTCATAAAAACGATTAGCAGAATTACCGAAATCAAGTGCGGACATTTTATTTTCCTCCTATATTAATTGTATACACCTTGGGCTACGATTTCAAATGCCCAATGATGTAACCCATCTGCGGTATAGTGATTTTGGAATCGGCTATACGGAAGATTGAGGATTTGTTTTACGTAGGTAGAATCAGGATTCTTATCGATAAGTATGACCGTATATGCACCATCGGCAAAATAGTTGATGTTGTCGGCCTTAGTCGTAGGAATCCCGTTGAGTTTATAACGAATGCACGGGAATTTCATTTTGAAATCTGCAGGCGGTTCGAAATAAACATTAGGTAGGATTGTTTCAAGTGTACACTGAAGCGTTACTCTTGTCGCCATTATATCTACCTCCTAACGTAAGTACCAATCGAGGGTACTGGGGGTCGGCATCAGTAACCATCCACTCAGTACCCTGATAGGTTGCATATCGTATATTAAGGTAGTTTTCTTTGGCGTAAGCATCCGCGATAATACTGATTTGGATACTCATCGTAACATTCGGATTAGCGCCGTCAGATGCAAAATTCAAGCGTCGGGAAGAACGATACACGTCTCCGTAATACCGCTTCTCGACGATTTGCTCTTGATATACGCCATCGACAAGTGTTCCGTTTTCGAATCCAATTTTACCACAATAGCGCATAACTACCTTTTATACGTTAATTAGGCCTTGGGTTCGAGGTCCAGAGCCTTCAGGCTGTACGTAGTAGATACAGTCTTGCCGGAAGCCGTTGCAGAAACCTTGAAGGTCTTCTGGCCGGGACGAACGCGCAGGACGACGTAACCATCGGAAATGGTAACGGTGCGGCCAGCATATTCGACGGACAGGGTAGCACCTTCGGTGCCAGTAACGTCAAATGCCATGTAGTTACCTTCCTGTTCAGCAGCTTCGCCGGAATAACCAGTATAACCGGTAACATACTTCAGTTCGCCCTGGACGAAGTTATCGTGGATAATCAGGTCAGACTGCAGGTCAGAAACGGACTTGCCGTAACGAGTGGTAGTGCCAGCAGTAGGAGCAAGGCTGAAGGTTACGTCATCGGTCGTTTCGATAACGATAGCAGAATAAGGAACTGTCAATGCACCGGAGCAACGGGTCTCGATCAGGTACTTCATCTGGTTGAAGTCGATGTCGAAGTCGTCGAAGAAGTTAACTTCGCCGCCCTTATCAGCGCCAACTGCGTAGTCAGCCAGGTTAACGATAATGCCCTTCAGATTGTGGGTCTTACCGTCAGAGGTGGTACGATACTTGTTCTCGAACTCGGGAATAGTAACGATGTCAGATACACGGATAGCGTTCTTCAGAACGTCGATGGTGGGATACAGACGATGGCCGATACCGTCTTCGCAGAGCAGCATATCAGCGAGGGTGTCTTCAGCAGTGAACAGAGTCGGGTTACCAGCACCACGATACAGCTTACGGGATTTAACGCAAGCACGGATGAATGCCTTTGCCTTCTGATCGTCGGTCAAAGAAGAAGACAGGTTCAGGTCATACTTAATGGTATACAGATCGTCATCGGTCCAGATAGGACGAATCTTATCTTCCTTGATTTTGAATTCAGAAGAAGCATTACGGCCGTCACCGATCAGGAATGCGCGAGCAAGTTCCTCATCGAGCTTCTTGCGCTGAATCTGCTTCAGCCAAGCCATAACGTCGAAAGAAGTGATATCGATAACGTCATCACGGTCGAGCTTAGTGCGGTTGTAAACGGTCTGGGGTTCGGTGGAACGTCTCAGCAGGCCGAATACATCGTCGATTTTCTCGTGCGTCTTGATGTAACCCTTAGCACGGATGTCTTCCGTCGTCAGGTCAGCAAACGTCATACGAATGCGGGAGAAGGGATGGCGAGATACGCCATTCATAACCTTGGATACCCACTCAAGGCGGCGGTCAAGTTCACGGGGAACCTTGTACAGTTCTTTTGCATCCGGGAACAGCATCTCGATATTCTCGATACCGTAGTCAGCAGCGTGGGCCATAAATACATTGCGAAGCGTAGTGCCATTGCGCTTTGCCTCGTCAACCATATCAGGGAAAGAAGCCATCAACTCGTCAGCAGCATGCTGAAGGGAGTTCTCGGCAGTGTCATGTTCAAAAGCATTGTGTTTCATGTTGTTGTCCTCCGTATTATTCTGGGCATCTTGCAGGCCCTGTTCATAAGCGGCTGCTACCAATGCATCGCAAGCGGCTTTTTGTTCTTCGTCATAAGCGTCATAGACGTCTTTTACAGTTTTTTCAGCATCAGCGTGCTGCAATTCCTCGTTATTCATAGAGTCCTCCTTTTTCTTCTTACCAGAAGTTTTTGTTTTTTTCGGTTCTTCGGGTTCTTTATCGGTTTTATCGTCGGAATCTTCGTTATAATCGTCTACTTCTCCATCGATGCCAAATTTTGTATGACAAAGATACAAATTAGCTTCAAACTCTCCATCTTCGGAATGTTCAACGTCAAGTTGTTCGATATAGGCTTCGGGATTTGCACCGGCCAATACGAGACTCAATTCGCGAATGATTCCATGGTATACTTCTCCTTTGGAACCTTGCTTAAGTTGATTGGCATAGATAGAAAAGGATCCAATATCGCCGTGGCAAACTTGTTCTTTAGCATACTGACCATTTTCGGTATCATTGCAAGAACAATATGCGTATACACCTTCCGGCCGATTTTCGAGTAATGCCCAACCGAGGACGTCGCGATTGTCATCATGTTGATGGTTCCATACCAACGGTACTCGTTTACCATCACAATCCTTAAATGCGTCACGCTTAATCGTTCTTCCGTCGGTACATTTTACATCATTTCTAGTAGCCCAACCACAAAAATCGTACTTCATTTTGAATTATACTCCTTCCTCGGTATTTTCTTGAGGCGCCATAGCAGCTTCTTTCTCGTAATAATCGGCAGGCATGGATATATTCTTATTTCTCAAAGAATCCGCTTCCGGATCATCAGAAGGCTTCATGCCAATCTTTTGACGGAATTCGTTAGATGTCATGATTTCATTTCTTGTGAATTTGTCGGCAATGTCGGCAATCTTAGAAATAGGCATGATCTTAAACGGGTCTTTGAAGAACATAATCGAATGTCCATCCTCTTGCGATTCTACAGTCAGAAACTTTCGATAGCATTCCTCTGTTATAGCAGTTAATATAACAGCGCATACTCGAGTGTCATAGTTAGTCATTGTTTCTTCTTTGGCAGTACCATTCATGATTTCCGGCGTCATCCCTAACTGGCTGTATAGCATACTCGTCAGATACTCCACGGTGCTCATAAGGTTGTTCTCCAAAGGTCGATTCAATTGAGTAATATGCTCTGTCGAATCTATATATGCGATGCCATATTTGTCGTTCATCAGCTGATCTTCTATCATTTTCTTACGATCGGCTGCTTGCTGCTTTTGGATATCTGTTTTAACGGCATAGGGTAGCTGAATAAGCATGTTAAGCTTACTTGAACCAGATTGTTCGTCAACTGTATCCAAAATAGCAAGTTTTCTCATTAAACGTTTGAAAGTCGAGTTCGGGGCATTAAATACGTCATAGAAAGGATTTTCAACAATCGCCACTGATTCTTTCGGTAAGCGAATGTCTTTTTTCTTTCCTTCATGGTCGTCATATACCCGAACTTTAACATATCTAGGATACCACTCGATAATTTTACCGGTTCGCATCGAGTTAATCTCGAAGTTTAACGTTTTATCGATTGGGGCGTCTGTATCGATCGGAACAATAGCAACGGTGCCTTCGTCCAACATAGATGTGACAATATCTTGCACAAAAGCGCGTCCTGTTTGGTCGATATTAGCTTCGACTTTAAAACAACGATTCAACGACGATGGTACTTCATCTTGATATCGTCCTTTCTCATCAACCAGTACATGCCGAATATTAACATCAGCGCAATCTACAGCTATTCGGTTAATAATTGATGTAAGGATGGTACGTTCTCCGCCGTTATTTTGAATTACGGCCCTATCTTGACGATATCCATAGCTAGGACCTAAATATTCAGTATCCTTAGTGGGATCTTTGTTAAAGAAAAGATTCCACGCATTTTTAAATCTGTCTATGATTGTCATGTATGGTTATCCTTTCTTCCCAAATAGTTAGAAATCAACACTGCTCCGACAACAGATATCGCTGCTCCTACAATAAGACGTTTTTTTCTTTCTTTATTTTGCATCTCGGCAATTTCTTTTTCTTGATCAAACCGCTGTTTTTCCATTTTCATCTTATATTTTTCTTGATCCTGTTGTTTATCAAGATCTCTACCGGCCGCATCATCTAAGACTTTTTTTTCTGTGGAATATTGTTGCTTCGTTTCTTTTTTATTCTTTTTATAATTATATTCGTCAATAATTTTTTGCTGTTTTATTTTATTTTCTAAACGAACGTTACTGTTCTGTATTCTAGATATTGTATTCTCATAAGTTCTAACATTTTGCTGAGTATTTTGCATGCTTTTTATTTCTTCCGTTGCACGAGCTCTTGAGATTCTATCTGCATTTTTTCTAGCTTGAGTTTTACTTTCTTTCTCTCCGCTAGCTATTTGACCAATTGGAACATAGTCGTCCTGAAATATCGACATTCCTCTCTTCATTCCTTTTCGTCCGGAATGCGATAAATATATCGGATCGAACATAGCCGAATGGGTTGCGCCAAGTGACAGTCTCATATTTTTAGCATTTATCAAATTTTGAACACTGGCCCATATTCCAACAGCAGAAGCAGCGGCAGCTGTCGCGCCTCCGACAATACCAAGTATTTTCATTGTGGTATCGTAATTAGAAGATTTCTTTTTGTCAGTTAATTCACGTAATCTATTTACGGAGGTTATACGTTCGATTTCTTTTTTTATTTCTTCGGTGTCCATTGTTTCGATTCTAGCATGGTTCTGAGCATTCTCTAATGCTAGATCAGAAGCTTCTTTATTCTTTGTGATAGATTCGATTGCCGGATGAATAGTTCTTTCGGCATCTCCAACTTTCGAAATTGTATCTTTGATATTTTTAACGTCGGCATCGAATTCTTCTTGTCCAAGGTCTGTCCTATAATAATCTGTAGAGCCATCTCTTCTTCGAAATTCGTTATAACGAAGTCGTCCTTCTGCTGTTAAAGTTCCATCAGGATTTTGCCAACGACGAACTCCCCAGAGCATGCCTTTGATTCCGCCATGTGATAAATATCTTGCATCAGAGATGGCAGAATGTTTTGCATATTGAGAATTGCTAAGCTCATTCATTTTTTTCTCTATTTCGTCATGATCTGGATTATTTTTTGTAGGATTTCCATTTTTATCATACCATGATGGATTCAGTTTTGTGTTATCGAATGTTTTTTCTTCTTCGCCTTTTGCCGGGGTTCCTATAGGTTCATAATCTCTATCGCCAAATATATGATAACCTCGTTTCATTCCTTTTCTACCGGAATGCATCAGAGAGTTCGCAGAGGCGAAAATATCTTGCGTTTTAATTGGCATGACAATCACCTCCTTTTAATCGTCTCCGCGTTTACGACCTTTTGGATTATAATATGGATCGTACGCAAAATTCTCAGGAGAACTATACAAAAATTGTCTTCTTTCTTTTTGAACTTTTGCAACAGTGTTTGCCATACTTTGCTCATTATATCCATGTGTATCATTTTTAAATGCGTCGGCGATTTCTTTTCTTATTTCTGGATTTTTATAATTTTCATATATTGTATCATGACCCTCTTTAACATTTTTTCTGTATTGATTTCTCTCTTCCTTCATCGTCTTCTCTGCATTCATAGCGGATCGAGTTGCTTCATCTATCGTAGGAACCACAACGAATCCGTAACCGGTTGAAGCCAAGAGTGCCGCTCCGACGGAGGTCGATACCAGCGATGTAACAACGTCTCTATTTACATCTTTTTTATTCTTTTCTTTGAAGGCGGCATAAACTTTAGAATCAGGGTCTTTAATAAGATCAATATATGCTTTACGTTGACGATTATAATTATTAACGGCGTCTACAGCAGTAAGATAGTCGTTCTGTCTTTTATTTAATCGCTTTTTATCTCTAGCAGATATTAAACCGTCGTCTAACTTTCTTCCTTCCGCTTTCTTTGCAAAATTTAAATAGCGTTTCTCTGTGTTTTTCTCTCTAGATGTCAACCCTTTTCCGTTGAAATTTCTATCGAATCGTTTATTTATTCTATTAATTTGTTTTGTTTGTTTATTTTGGATTTTCTGTTCTTCTTCGGTTTTTGCAGGTTTTCCAACTGGCGTATAATCATAGTCGCCATAAATATGATAGCCGCGCTTCATTCCTGCTCTTCCATAATGAGCAATAAATTCTGACTTATCTACCGCAACATAATGTCCGTTTTCTTTTATTAAACAAAGAGTGCTCATAAATATCTTGCAACCTCCTTAAGTATTAGATTTAATATAGTCGCTTTGGGTCTTCATTCTAATCTCCAATTCCTCAATTCTCTTAGACAAAGCTTGCCCGAGAACGTTAGACGAAGGAGGGTCGAACATCTCTTTCACTTTAAATGGAACATACATCTTTGCAATGTTAATTAACAAAATATCTTGCAAGAAGTCTTCCCATTTTTCTTTCGCGCTGCTGATAGAAAAGCCGGTATCCGGTCCAATGCCCATTTGTGTCATGAACATCAGCACAGAATTTATAGTGTCAATTAATGTTCTATCGAAATCGACATTCTGAACATCGATTCCGATGGTGTTTTTAACGGTATTGAGGATACTACCGTGAGAAATAGTCGTGCTCATAAATATCTTGCAACCTCCTTAGTCAAAACAATCAGAATGCCATTTGTATACAACAAACGCATCCAACAATGCTGATACAGCATCGATTTTTTGTTCTCTCTTTCGCTTATAAAGCATTCGGTTGCCATTATTGTCTGTTTTTGCTATGCAGTTTCCCATTGTGAAACTCATTAACTGCTCGTCAAACAATAACATTCTAGCTTCAGATAGCTTTTTTAATTCGCCTAGCGGAACAGATTCCGTTTTAGCGCCTTGTTTAACCTGATCGACGTTCCAAGCGCTATTCTCGGTAATCCATCGCTCAATAAATTCTCTAGCATTATATGCGTCGTATCCAACGGCCACAACATTGTACTGTCTTTCTGCAATATGCGCATAGATGTCTTCGTAAACGACCATCATGTCTAATATTGTTCCGTCCAATACAAATAATGAGCCTTCCAGAATAAATTCTTGATACTTTTGTCGCATTGCCAGAGAAAGTTGTTCGTATGTAAGACTTGAAATATAGTTTCTTGTCTTAACACCGAATGTTCCATCTCCCAGAGGAAATAGAAAAGTGAATGCACAGAAGTCGTCGCCTTGCGAAAGGTCAATTCCAAGAGTGCACGGCATCTTCCAATATTCCCTATACTTATGTGGAATAGTTTCTTCATAGGGGAAGTAATATGTGTATCCTTCCAGAGGAATACCAAAACGTTTAGCATATATGTCATTTCGAGTAGCAGGGGCTTTTTCGGCTCTTTCTACGTCGTTCTGATATGCTTCATAGCTTACGGTAAATCCAATGTTAGGATTTGCTTTAACCCACATCTCTGGGTTTCCAACTTCTGATATGTCATCTAACTTATACCAGAAAATGCTCATGTGAGGGTTATAGTATTCGCCTTTTAATATGGACATAAGCTCCATTTTAATGGTGTCACCAGGTCCGTTTCTGACAGTACCTTCAGATGACGTAGCCACAATCAAGTAGTTGTCATTCTTCGAAGCACCTTGTTCGATAGCACCTATGACATCTTCGTTGATGTCGCAGGAAAGCCATTCGTCAACGGTCGCATACTTACATCTCTTACCCTGTATCTTATCGATGCTCATTGGAACTGGATAAAGAACAGAGTTTGAAACAAAGTTTTTGATACCATCTTTTGTGGAGCATAGTTTAGCTCTCATGTTTCTCGAACCGGTGGTATTGTTTATTGAACCATAGGTCATCATCTTAAACAACGGTCCACGAGAAACGGTAATTGCTGTTTTAAATGTTTCCAACACCTCTTCCGATTGTTTAATCGTAGGGGCGGTTGTAATTTGTTCTGTTGCACTTGGGTCACACACGAGACCATGGGAGTGAATAGCGGTTTGGTATACGGTTTTAGCTGCACCACGTCCAACAATCAGAAACTGTTTATTAATCAGTCTCTTTTTTATCTTGCGTATCTCGTAATGTCCTCCAGGAGTGTCTTTATTCGGTATGAACAAGGTTTTGTCTACAAAATAGTACCAGCCCCAGACTTGTTCGCCCCAGACTTTGAAACTATCTAGCAAAACCATTGGCGAGCCGTCAGTAAGAACTAATTCTGTCTCGCAAAAGCTAATCCAGGCCTCAACTGGCTCTGGGTCGTAGTAAATGGCAGGGTCGGCTATTAGAGACTCAATTCTGTCCATTTCCATTGCGATTTCCCTGCAAACAGGAATATCGCCTCTAAGTACGGCATCTCGCCAAGCGCCGTAGTATTTTGGTACTGCGGTATTGGATAACACCGTAATCACCTCTTTCTTATTTTTTCCAGAGGCACGTATCCCCTGGTGTACGTTCTAGCAGTATAGGTGGTTGCTGTATGTCTCTTCCGTAGGTAAGAATCTTATGCGTTTCCGGTGAAACACAAATCAGAAACTCTGGATTAAGGAGTTTGTCGGAGTGGTCCTGAATATCTTGCAATGTTATCGGATTCAGATGATGAACCTGGGCAAACTTGTAGATGTCATGACCTGGAACTGCAAGGTCGCATGCGTTGTCTCTGACAATCACAGAATATCTTGCATCTCTCCACTCTTTGCTTCTGTAGAACATTTGGTTGAACACTCGAAATGCTCCGAATGTTTCTTCACCAACCCGCTGTGGGTCATAAACGTATGCCAGTCGTTCTTCCCATGTTGGTAAAGCGATTAGTTCACTATACGTCCGAAGAATCATCGTCAAACCCCACTCGGTATGCCTTCATAGCGGCGATACCCTGTGCGAACATTTCATCATTGTGTTGTTGTGCACGAAGTGCATCCGTCTTTGCAACGATAAGTTCTTTCTGCCTATCCAAAATTTCTTGCTCGAGTCTAGCTTGGACTGTTCCAAGTTTAAGGTAATGGGTGATTACTTGTGCCGAGGCCGTTCCATCTCTTAACTGCTGTTCCGCAAGTTGAATCGCTAAATTTATCATGCGTTTCTCTTGCGCGTCGTCAGATAAGGCCGGCCGTTCGTCCTGTTGTTGCTGATATAAATCGGCCATGATGTTACGTCCTTTCTTAAGTTTTTGTAAATATCTTGCAAGCTGCTGCCCTTTGTGGAACCCAAAAACAATGGAGGTTGTTTTATATCGTGATGTAAAGGAGGTCATCAATGGACGTGAAGCGGGGTGGGCCATTTAACCACGTATCGAACGCGGCACTTGCGAAATATCTTGCATCGATATCTTAAAAGGCGCACAATTAGACAGCGTGGTTACTCATAAGAAAGAGAATAAAGCATGAGTGGACCCTAATTGCGCGCTTGTTAAGATACCGATGAGTCGAAAATGTTCTAAAATATCTTGCATAGGGGGGCAAAACACCCCTGAAATTTTTCCCCCGGAAAATTTTTGAGGGGGCCGGCGATTAAGAGGGGGGTATCTTTTTACGGACCCCTCCCCCTATGCCATCGGTATGAGAACGAAGGGGGTAAAAACGTTAATCTTCTTCCCCAACAACCTTCACATACATTTTTTAAAAAGATACCCCCCTATGCCATCGGTATGAGAACGAAGAGGGTAAAAACGTTAATCTTCTTCCCCAACAACCTTCACATACATTTTTGTAGGATTATTGGCTATTATTTCATCAATAACCTGTTCAATTTCCATCTTATTTTCGTGTTCCATTAAACGGTCAGATGTTTTAGCCATTCTTGCAAGTAATTCGCAAGTATGGTAACCAGCTAATTCATCCCAGTCATACCATTTCTGAAAATCATCAATTGGAGAATAGGGATTGTCTGCGGTTGTAATGCAGACTATTCTTTTATTGATGGTGTTCATATCGAACTTCGTTTCCATATTTTATCTATTCTCCTTTCATTGATTTCTGTATTTATTGATGGTTGCTACTGATACTCCGAAATGCTCTGCTAACTGGGCGTTAGTATATTTAGGTGTGATTTTACCATTTACTACTGCAGTTTGATTAATCATCGCCATAAATGAACGCATCTTATTTTCGGGAATTGATTCTGTTTCTCTCGGCATAGCAAGCTGTTTTAATCTATCTTCATCTACATACTTGAAAATTTCCATTAATTCAGATTTTGCCAATGCATGAGCTTGTATTGCTTCCCATTCTTTATCAGAAATCGTTATTGCTGTTCTTTTTGCTCCGATTTCAGCTCTGGCTTTAACCATAGCTTTTGCTTCGAGTTTCGTTCTGTCGCCAGCAGTGTTAAGAGTCGGGTCTTCAAGAAGTTGTTTGTTTACAATTTCTCTCATTCTTCTCAATGCTTGTCTTTCAAACGGAGCATTTTTCTGAGCAACATCAAGCTGAGAACGAAGTGAATTTACTTCATTAGCATACTTTTTAGCTGCTTCTGGATCTTTTCGAGCTTCGTTTTTCTTAATTATTTCAAGACGAGACTTGTTCGCCAAACTCTTTAACAAGTTTGCATAGTCAGCATACAAATATTCTTTCTCGTTTCCATTTACAAGTTCTCTTGCATCATCAACTACAGACATCCACGGAACTTTAACCATTCTGGTATGCTGCTGAATCTCTTCGCCTTCTTTAATTGGAACTTTTACTTTTTTATATAGTCCATTTGCTCGACGAATTGGTTTTCCGGTTTCATCTAATTCGTTTTCGCCATATCTAAACCAATTTCCATTTGCATCTGGGAATGCATCAGCCTCTCTATTTTTCATAATAGGCTGACCATTTTTACGATACATTTGCTTGCCGTTGATGTCTAAAACGGGTTCTTTCCATTTTACTGTATAATAATACAAATCGTCGGCGAGTTTCTTTTCAACTTTACCGGTTTCCGGATTAATTACTCCAGAACCTTGAGTTTTAGGAATCGGTTTTTCTTTTGACGAACGAGATATAATAGTACCTGCACCGGTTGAAACTCTTGTTTTTCCAGTCTCTGGATCGACAAATATTTGTTTCTGATATTTTTCTTTTAATGATTTAATATCATTATCTTTCTCAGAAAGTTTGTAATCATACTTATGTTTGAAAGCATCGATAACAACCATTGAATGCTTAACGGCTCTTGTTAATTCTTCGTCGTTCGCGCCTGCCAATGTCATATCAGTTATCAAGTTAGAAATGGAGCCCATTTCAAGCTGGATACTAGATTTTTTCATCAATTTAGCACCGGGACGGCCATCAACGATGTTTCCATTATCATCAAGCTTCAACTTATATAAGGCATCCATATCAAAGTCTACAAGACCTTCCAAATAAGGACGATGTGCAACATCGAACTTATCTGTAATCGGTATTGTCAACGCAGTATCGCCATCAAAATCAGCACCAGATAACTGAGCGGCTGCTTTAGGATTTATTGCAACCATATCTTTAGCTTCTCTTGTATATAAGTCAATGGCTTCTTGATTATTGTTATTAACAGTTAGATATGGTATTTCAAACGTACCAGAATGCGGGAATCGAACTAATGCCAATTTTGTTCCATTATAATAGTTTGGAGCAAAACACTCGCCATCTTTAATTGAAGGAGCAGGCAAAAGAACATGATAACGAGCATTAGGAACACTTGCCGCTTTTAACTGATATGAACCAGAATCGCATGTTGTAGCAAATCCATCGAGCAAGAACTTTCTAACAGTGGGATTAGTAAGACTCATAATCTCATCAAATTCTCTCTGTTTTTGTTCCTTGGTTAATTTGAGCTGCCGCTCGATTGTCTTTTTCGGCTGCTTCGAAAGAAACTGAGAAGGAAGTTCTTTGCTCCATTCAGCCCATTCACCTTCGTCGGAACGTTTATTAATTGCACTTAATTCTTTTTTTCCTGTCACTGGGTCATAATAATATGACTGACCGCCATTAACATTTTCATTAGGATTGTCAGGGTCATATATACCAGGAGTTATTAACGTTTTAAACGGATTATCCCAGTCTACAGGAGCGCCAACAGGAGCTGGATGGTCATCAGTTTCACCTACATGTTTCATAGGTTTCAACGCACCCTGCCATCCTTTTTCACGCGGCTTATTACTATTGACAATCATATCATATCCTTCAGGAACATCATCTGAATAACATGCCATACCTTTGATATAATGTGTATCGTCAACATTAATTCTTACCTGACAATAGTGAGAACCACGAAGGTCTAAATCTGGAACGCCACGTCTAATTTCAATCAAACCATCTTTGGGTTTTCCGTTTTTATCGCCTTCATCGTCTCCATAACGAATAAATATTCTATTATGGTCAACAGATTTAGGTCTAACAAATACAGGATTTACAGTATGTGTATTTCCGTCCAATTTATAGTTAGCAATCTCAATCTTATCTTTCATTTCATGTGCATTTGCATATGTCATGTCAGGTCTACGCAATACTAATACCGTTGTAGAATTTTGAGAACCTGCTTGTTTGATACGGACAGGTGCTGCTTTATAACCTTGCATATTCAAAACGGCGAGGGCTTGCTCCATTTTGTGTTTTGAACATCCAAACATTTTCTCTGCATATTTACCGACGTCTACCAAACCGGTTCCTTCATCGCACTGTTTTTTAAGTGCATCGGCGATTGGTGAGATGCTGTCGTTTTCCAATTTTGCACGATTCTTTCGTATATTTCTTACGGAAGATTCATGAGGATATCCGAGTCGTTTGGCAATTTGAGTGTCGTTATATTTAGGTGTTCCGTCTTCATTCTTCAAACCACACAAAAACCAAACTTTATAGTATTCATCTAATTTAGCTTCATATCGTGCAACAGATTCCTGCGCCTTCAATTCCGACGCTGTTCTCAGACCAAATCTCTTAGCAACAGCTGTTTCACCAGTCCAAGTTCTTCCTTTAGCATCAATAAACGGTTCGTTCTCAAACCGATATTTAGCTATATCCTGTAAGAAATCTTTAGCATGCTGATACGGAACCTTACCGGAACCATACTCGTAACGACCACTTCTGCCGACAAAACCTTCCTCAGTCAAATCGTCATGACCACGACCTTCGTGCATGATATAAATCATGTCCGTGTCATACCCTTCGAAGTCGTCATATTCGGTTCCAAAATATTCTAGGCCCAAATATTCTACATCTTCAGCCATTGGTATCACCCCTCTTCGCGTTTTATTTTCATTAGTATTTTTGTGTTACTTACTATCTTATCGCATATATGTGCGATTGTGGTTCCATCCGGGTATTCAACATAAATGTCGTCATTTTGATAAATGCGCAATTCATATGTCAACTCGGCAGGGGATACCTTGTATTCCAAACAAAATAGAGCAGCATAAATTTTTAGCTGCAACATTTTAGTAGGAGTCTTTCCGGTCTTTAAATCATGGATTCTTAGAAACTTTGTTTTTTGGTCAAATAGAATCGCATCAGCGGTGCCAAAACAAAACTCCGAATAATATAATAATACTTCAGGACTCATTCCAAATCCAATAGCATCATTAACATAACTGTTAAGTGTTCTGTTTGTATTGGGGAGTTTCTGTTTCATATCGATAAGCTGTTTTGCAAGCTCGTGATATTTTGTACCTTGCTCTTTAGCGCGCAATGCTCTATAAACTTCAACAAGTTTGTCTCCGTCATAATTAAGCCACGCGTAATTGCTTCCGCCAAGAAAGGCGTGTTGGCCGTCAAGACCCAAATGCTGATTCCATGTCATTGAATACTTCTCCTTCATTTTCTGGATAAATAAAAGAGCCATAACTTGCGTCTTTGGCCCAATTAATATACCAGTCTTGATTAGGTTGGTGTTTGGCATTCTCGGATGTCTTAACTTCTAACAATGCCCATTTGTTATTGTAGAAAACAGTGAGGTCAGGAATTCCTTGCAAATAATTACAATCATTCTTTAAGACCATGCATCCAGGGAATCTTTCTTTGATACGTTTAATCAACGCTGCTTGGTAAACGTTTTCAGTCATCCCAACAAATCCTCCTTAAAAATTTCTTCGGTTTTTTTATTTTTACGTGGAATAGTAACTCACCACGTTATAGCACTCCATACGATACTGCCTTTGTGTAGTTCTTACTAAATATACTTAACTACCAAGTTTATATTTAGATTTCTCCTTAAAAATAAAATGAGGGATGAGAAATGTTTATCAGGCCGGATAGGGGCTTCAGCGGATAATTTTTTCTCTCCCTCATATAAGAGCAATATTTTTTTGCGAAATTTTTAGCCGTTTTTTATTAAATTGGCCAGAAACCCAGTTTTTCTCTTATATATTTT